AGACGACCACGTTAATGCCGACGAAGTGCAAAATGTGCGTGAATTCGGCCAGGACAATCAGGCCAAAAGCCTGCAGAGCGAGGTTATGTCGCGCTTTGATGGCATGAATGCAGATATTGACGCAACGCTTGAGCACCTGCGTATGGGCGCCATCAAAGGCCAGCTACTCGACGCCGATGGCTCAACGGTTATTTACGACCTCTACACCGAGTTTGGGGTTACTGCGCTGACTGCCGTTGATTTTGTACTGGGTACGACCACCACCAATATCAAGTCGCTGTGTCACACCATTGTGCGGGGCATGATTGACGAACTTGGCGTATCACCGCTAACCTCTGTTCATGCGCTTTGCGGTGATGACTTCTATGACAAGCTGACCACTCACCCCGAGGTGAAGGCTGCCTATGATCGTCAGCAGGACGGTGCCTTCTTGCGCGAGGGCGGGGCGGTTTACGACTCTTTCACTTATGGCGGTATCACCTGGGAAAACTACCGTGGCGCAGTCAATGGCACGCCGTTTATCCCCACTGCTGACGTGCGGTTTTTCCCTGTTGGTGTGCAGGGGTTATTCCAGAACTGGTTTGGCCCTGCCGACTATAACGAAACAGTGAACACACGAGGCTTGCCGCGCTATGCGAAGCTGATCCCCGATAAAAACGACAAGGGTGCCAGCCTGGAAGCGCAAAGCAACCCGCTGCCTATTTGCACCCGCCCGCGCACCCTGCGCCGAGGCTTTACTAGCAACTAAGCAGTAATTAAGTAAAGGATTAAGGCCTGATAACGGGGGTGGGCGCTGATGCCTACCCCCAGTTATCACACTATCGTTATATTTATTGATTGGGAGAAATACCATGGCGAAGTCTGTAGCAGACCTTACCAAAGACAATGCCGAGCTAGTGGCGCAAAACGAAAGCCTTGAGGAATCAACGGCGGCGCTCATCACAGAAAACACTGATTTAAAAGCGCAAAACGAAAACCTTGCCGAAGCTGTTGACGAGCTGACGGTGCAAAACCAAACAATGGCCGATGAGCTTGACGAAGCCAAAGAGGCCGCGAAAGAGGCCAAAAAACACGCCAAGGTCAAACTGGTAGACCCCGGCAAAAAAGCCTTTAAATTGGTGGGCGCGGTGTCTGGCCCCGAGGGTGATCTTGAACCCGGCGACGAAATATCACTCGACGCGGCGCAAGCGGATTATTACCGCAGCGAAGGTTTGATCGACTGATATGGCGAGCCGCTGGGCACAACATCGCAAGGCGGCACGGCGAGCTGTGCATGCTAACTTTTCACTGGAGGCGGTTTATACGGTGGCGTTGACGGGTGCGCAATATTCTGTTGAGGCGCGCTTGCATCGCAAGGCTGCCTCGGTGGGCGAGGGCAGTGATTACGCTGCGTTCTTTGCCGAGGATGACCGGGTGGTGCTTGCCATCGATGAGTTGTCAGGCGACCCGCAAAAAGGTGATGCGCTTTATTTTCCCGATGAGGATGTGACGGTGTTGATTGATGTTGTGGAGCCGCCAGCGCCGCCTTATGTTGCCTGTAAAGTCACACTGCGCGACGAATAAACATGCAGAGCATTGAAACCAAAGGCTTGAGTGACTTTCAAGACCTGTTAAAACGCACGCCGGTGGTGGCGACGAAAGCGGCCTCTTTGGCGCTGAACCATGGCGCCCGGCAAGCGGTGATTCGCGGTAAGCGTGGCATTACGTCACAGGTGAATTTAACGCAGAAGTATGTGGGCGAGCGACTGCGGGTGAGCCGCTTTGCCAGTGCCACTGATTTGAGCTCGAGCATTACAGGCCGCACGCGGCCCACGAGCTTGCGGCGGTTTCAGGCACGTCAGTTGCGCCGTGGCGGCAAGCCTGGCGGTGTTAGCGTGCGAGTGAAGCCAGGTGGTAGTAAAAAAATGCGCAGGGCTTTCTTTTTAAAACTAAAGCGCGGCGGAGCCTCTGCCGATGGCTTTAATGTTGGCGTGGCGATTCGCTTACGCGATGGCGAACACATTGAGGGTAAAAAAGAACCCTTCGGCGACGATAAAGGCTTGTATTTACTGTATGGACCTAGCGTTGACCAGGTGTGGCGCGATGTGCGTGACGATATTCGACCGGGCCTTGAGCGGGATATGAGCACGGAATTCCACCGCCAGTTTGCGCGCTTAATTTAAACCAATATTACTTTAACTCTATACGAGCATATTTATGGCCGACACACAGCTTGAGCAGGTGCTGGATGCCATCACCGCTCAGCTTAAAACCATCACGACCCCTGAGTATGAGTGCGACCTTGGCGGACGTGTGTATTTGGCGCGAATGCTAGCGGGCGCAGAGACTCGCACGCCGTACATCACTTTATGGCAACCCTGGGATGACGACGGCCCGCAAATACTCAACGAACAAGGCATTAACCGCCCGTTTACCGATAGCACATCACCACGTTCGGTGATTTCTGTACGGCACTACCTACAGGGCTTTGCGGCCAAACACAGCACCGACCCGACGCGCAACGCTTACATATTGCACGGCTGTATTGAAAAGTGCCTGGGGCGCTATAGCAAGGCGTCTAACGCACTGAGTGTGCCGGGACTGGTGCGCATAGAGCTGGGCTATGGCCTGGTGCGACCTGCCGGCGGCGAAATGTCGATGGAAAACCCTTATTGTATTTTTACCCTGGACATAATTTTGTCCGTAACCCGAGGAGAGCCTTATGTCTGAGTTAACAGACGAGCAACAACCGAAGAAAAGCGCAGTCCGCAAGCCCTACAAGCTACTTTTGCCGATACAACAGGGTGGCGTTGACAAAGACGCAGGCGAAGAGGTGCTGCTGAAAGATGCGCAAGCGAAAAACCTGAAAGCAAGCGGACATATTAAGCCTTGCTAGCGCAACCCCTACCACCCCAGCGAACACATCGCATAACCCAGGCTCTGTCTGGGTTTTTATTTTGGAGATAGATCATGGATACAATTTTACAAGATTTAAAGCTGGTTCGAGGCATTGCCTATTTTGACCCCTTTGACGCAGCAGGCGCTAAAACCGGCGGCTTTGATTTTGGCGAGGTGACCGATGCGGGGCTAACACCCACGGTCGACTCAGTAAAGGCGTTTTCGTCCCGTGGCGGTTTGCTGCAGGAAATTCGCAACGTTGCCACCAAAATTACCCGCGAGGGTACGTTGTCGGTGACCAACATTAGCGTGCAAAACAGCGCCTGGTTTGTGGTGGGCGATATTGTTGACATTACCCAGGCGACCGCGCCTGTTGTTGATGAGGCGATTGCGGTTGTACCGGGGCGATGGTATCAACTAGGCGCCGCGACGAACAATGGGACAGGTGTGATTGATGTCTCCGGCGTGGAGATTCAGGATGAAACCGACACGACAACCTATCTTGACGGCACTGACTTTGAACTGGATGCGGCTAATGGGCGTTTCCGGGTTATTTCAGCGGGCGGGATTGGTTCGGAAATACTGCACGCCGACTACACCCCCGGCGCGAAGAGCTGGCAGCAAATACAAACCTCGACGGCGCAAATATCGGGCGAGCTGACCATTATTCAAAACAACGCGGATGGCAGCAACGACCGCCATGTTTACCCGTCGGTGACCTTGCAGGGTAATGGCGAGATGAAAACCATATCGTCGCAAGACGAATATATCTCCATGAGCTTCAATATTGGCATCAACCAAAAAGACGCCAATACACCTGCCATGATGATTAATGGGCAGGCTGCGTAATGGTGGATAAGACCAACGCCAGCTCGGATTTCGAGCTGGTTATTCCCTCTGCCACTGTGAATTTAGGGGAGCAGGCCGTGGCGTTTCGCGGCCTGTCATTTAGTGACGTGGCAACTCTGGTGGGCGACTTTAGCGAGCAGATCGACCAGCTTGTGAGCCTTTATGACGGACGATTAAAACCGGAAGACGTGGATTTTGACCAGCTAGGGCAGCGTTTGCTGATAGATGCGCCGCGCTTGTTGTCGATGGCGCTCGCACTAGCGATGGATGCAGGTAATGTGGAAAACGCTGCCGAACAATTCACAAAAGCACCGGGCGGTTTTCAGTTGCTGGCGTTTGAGGCGGTATTCAAGCTCACAACCGAGCCGGCAGGTGGCGCAAAGGAATTCTTCGCCCGTCTGAGCCCCTACCTGAGCAGTCAAGCCAGCCTGTAGGTGCTGGACGGGCGGAACATTGGTTTATTCGATTACGCCGTGATGTAAGCCTACTGCTA